ACGGAGACTGCGTGGCTGCGCATTTCCTGCCGCATTTTGAGGTTGCAGCGCATTGTAAATTGGACGTCCATCGACGTTGAATGACATTATGCGACCCCACATTGCAGGTGACACGACAATCGCATCAGCGAATTTATGTGTCTGCTCATAAACTGTTACTGATGAGGTTGCAACCCAAGAAAGCAATTCCTCGGCAGTAATGTCTGAGCCGAATCCTGTTGATGCTGCTGCTGAGTTTGCAATGATCTGCGCTGAGTTGTATTCATTGGTCGCACGTGCATATTGCGCAGTGAGATTTGAAATCAATTCAGTGAAAAATAGTGGATCGCTGCGATCTGCCAATTCAACGGACATAACCTGTGAACCCTTGAATGACTTCACATTTACGTTGATGAATTCTGATTCCATAACTGTTGGAGTTACTGGATCGAGTTCATCAATCTGAGCCACTGACGGGAGTTGGGTAATTTTAGGGATTTGAAAAACAAGCCCTGCGCCTGGGAGTGTTCCCGTTGAAATGGAATCGATTGAGGCTCTCACATTGTCTGCTAAGCCGTTTACGACCTCGCGGAGTTGGCGTGTTGGGATCAATCCTGGATTGTCTGTTGATGCTGTTGCTGCTGCGATGTATGCACGTGATGTTTCTGATCCACGGGCTGCTGCAACCTGGTGCATCAAGAATGTTTCAGGTGATACGACTGGGTTGCGTGATGCAATGAAATTAACTGGCTTTGGTGCTGCTGCTGCTGCTGCTTGTACTTCTGCTGCCGCTTCTACCGTCTCGGCGGTAGTTGGCTCTGTGACGGTGTTTTCCACGGCGTCTCCTTCTGTTGATGGTGTGGGTGTTGCTTCCGCTTCATCGGATGATGGCTCGGAATTTTCTGGTGCGGTGTTCGCTGCGACATTTGATACACGTGCTGAATCAAATGCAGGATTATGCGTCAAAGCGACACCGACCAAATCTGCTTTACTGACGACCATTGTGCCGTCCTCGTTGTACCCGAAATCGATCGCGTTTGCTTCAACGCTAAATCCATCACGGAGTCCGTCCATTGCTTCCTGGATCGCGTCTGATCCAGCAGTGGTTTTTGAAATCTTGAATGTCGCATTGATTGATTTTCCATCAGGTGAAAGTTCCATCGCCAAAGTTTTGCCGATTGGACGTGCTGAATCGTGTTCAAGATTCAATTTCACATTTGCTGGAGTGATCGATCCTGCTTTGAATAGGACTTTGCCTGTTGATGCTTTGGCAGCGGTATCAAATGCAACGATTTGTCCGGTGATTGTACGTGCCTCGGAATCAGCGGCGGTGATTGTGAATGGCGTATTGACCTTCATTTGATCATTTCCTCTGCTTGTCGGATTTCATCGATTGTGATTGCTGCATTGCCTTCGGCGTCCACAATCGAATTCAGGATTTTGTAAATATTGGCACGTTCAAGATCGCTGCCGCGTAAGTAATCTGATAAGTCGTATTTCACCTGTTGCGTTGATGGAATGAAATCAGGCATTGAAAGTCTTTCGGTCACGCTTGTCATCAGCGGAATAAGTGAGAAATCCAGCAGTGTTTGGCGCTGAGTTGTCGCGTTGCTGTACGTCATCGATGATCCAGTTTCGGCATCGACGTAATATGCAGGGATTCCGCAAGCACGTGCCACCTCGGTGGCGATGTATGAACGAGCAGCTGCTAATTGTAATTTTTCAGGATCGAATCCGACTGTTTCCAAAGTTACGTCAGCATTTAGAAACGCAGTGCCACGATTGCGTCGAGCAGTTGCCCACGAATCAAGCAATTTTGCAATTCTGTCAGCAGGTAAAGCCGTGCCGTTGGATTTCAACACCATTGATGGAATTGGCTCACGTGCGTACATCGCAGCGGCACGTTCTAGTTCCGCACCCGTGCGGATTGTTCGACCTGCTCGATTCAGGACGCCTTCATCATTGCCGTTAAATACGACAAGTGATCCAATACCGGAATTCGGTACTGGCGATCCATCAACCATATAATATTCAATTTGAGTGGCAAGTGAGTTCGTTTGAATCGTCACGCGAGTTGGTGAAACGCGTTCAACACTGCGCACACGGAATGTGTCTGCAAATAATTCTGTGATCTGCCAATATCCGTAACCGTAAAGCAGAATGTCCTCTAGCGTCCACACGTAAGTTGCTGATCCTGGCACACGTGGATCAGGTGTACGGATAACACGTGGGATTGCTTCCTGGATGTCCATTCCAGTTGATCGATCAATGACTTCAAGTCCGATCGATGCGATCGATGAGCAGATGATATTCCTTGCACGTGCCGCAGTCGGGATCGACATAAATTCCTCACGCGTTGCAGTATTTGCACCGCCGAAAAATGGAGTGAGTGAATCAAGCGATGTGACCGGACCAAGTTGCGCAGATACGTCAGGTGATTGCGGCGTTGCCACCGTTTGAACCTGACGCGTTGCAAATATGTCGCGAATTCCCATTTGCAAATTTTCTCAGTGAGATACCACTATCCGACCATAATATCCGTTTCCGTCTCTGGGCGTGTCGCGAAATGTGTTGCGAGCGCCGATGCCACGGCAGCGCACACCGCGGTCTGACTGGCACGGCGTCCAATGACCCACCCGCCATCGCCTCGACGTAATTGAACCGCTGAAAGCATTTGGGCAGTGAGTTCGGGTTGATTCGTATGACGCAACCTGCCGCTGTTAATCGCACCAAGCAATTCGTCACACGATTGAGGATATGACGCGTCCATATCGTAGATCGGGATTCCTGCTGGCTGTAATCGAGCCGCTACCGCACCGCTAGTTTTGCGGCTATACAGCAAATGTTCGATTGGGTACTTTCGGCAGTAAAACGCGGCATCGTTTGCGATTGCTCGATCATCGAGTTGCCTTTCGTTTTCCCAAGTGTGCAGCAGTTTCAGGATGAATCGTTCATCGCCTAATTTCTGCGCCCCGACCAATGCGCAATGCTTTCTGTCCGGTGAAATGTCCAAAGCCAACCAGGTAAGTTTTTCAGGATCGAGATCAACCTCAGGATCGGCACATCCATCCCACGCGGCTTGACTGATCACCGATGAAATCGTTTGAACCCATCGGCAAAGCACTTCGGTTTGTACGACCTCAGGTGGGTCTTTCAAAACGCTGCGAATATTGTCGATGTGAATGGTGTGACCCAATGCAGGATTTGCCATTGCAAAATTTTCGTCCGTCAATGCGTCGGATGCACCTGACCATTCGAAATATCCGATGTCATCAACCACACCCGACGCAGCGGCGATTCCCCGTTCGCGTAGCAAATTTAGCACTTTGGAATGTTGGTCGCCAGCGTTGGAATATGTCATCACCATTGGATTTTTTGCCGCAAGTAATGTGTACCGCAACGATGCAAATGATTCGAGTTCGTGCATCTCACGCAATTCGTCCAGGTGTACCGTTTCAGGTTTCGAGATACCGCGAGCAGCTGATCCGCCAGCCTTGATGATGAATCGATTGATGCCCGTCGATCCCTGGACTTCGATTTCCTCACTCCCGTGCGACCATCGAATTCGCTTTACACGTTTGGCAAGATCATCCGATGATTCGATGAGATTGACCAGCGCCCTGAATTGTTCAAGTGATGTAGCCAATCGGTGAGCCGATGCTACCTGCAACGATTCATCCCAATGAAATAAACCCATCAAGATACGTGAAAGCATCAGCGTAGATTTACCGGACTGACGTGCTACGACGATGCAGTTCAATGGGGTTGCCCACCTGCCATCAGGCTTGACTTTGTGTGCGTGGATCGCGACGTATTTCTGCCACGGCATAAACCCATCAGGAAAGATCGTGTCAGCAAAATCGATCAATTCCTGACCCCTGGACGGCAAATCATTGACTGGAGTATGGATTCTAGGCGTCGGACTGCCAATGATGGGTGCTAATGACGGCTCTAAAACCGATGTGAGCCGATCTGAGCCTGTTTCAGCCTGATGATGACTATCTGTCACCTGAACCACCTTGATCGTGACTTATAGACACGTTTTCGGGGATATAACGTTCCTGGAGAGTCGGGGGTGTCAAAGCCTGTTCAAAAAAACGACCACCTTTAGATAAATTGCAAAATTGACACAGGACTTGCAAATTTTCCTCTAGGTCACTGCCCCCCAAGCGCTTTGGAACAATGTGATCAATGTGCATCTTGCCATCAGTCTCACCACATCTTTGGCAGCAGTGTCCATCCCTTGCGAGTATGCGTTCACGTATGCGACGCCATCCCTTTCGGTCTGAGTCTTTCCACGCCTTGCTCATCAGTAGTAACCCTTCACCTTATGAAACTCCCACGCTTTACACATTGAACCATACCGATGTTTGATGTACTTAATCGTTGCATCGATCTGACGATAGCCATCTAAATTCCGGTAATGCTGTGAACGCATCTGACCTAAGCCAAAGTGACTGCCATTCTTAGCATTTACATTCCACCTGGATTCTTTGTAAATGATCTTTGATAAGCATTGATATTGATCATAGTTAATGATCCGAGAGTGTGCATATAACTTATAGTGATCGATGCTTGATGCTGTTGCTGTTTGCATCTGTACTGAAATCAAGCCTATGCATAGGCATAACTGTGGCAATAGCCGAATACGCCTAAGCGAGCAATCCGCCTCAGCGGCTCGCTTTAAGCGAATCCAGCGTACCGAACGAGTCAAATACATTGCAAGAATGTTGATAACTTGAACGGGGCTTCGGCGTGTTGTCCACAGGTTATCCACAGGCTTCACTGATGACCCCATCCCGTACCCTTGAAATGAATTGGCGTCGATGTCCATATCCGTTCCATTGCAACCAGGCAATATGGGCAGCCAGGCGGTGTGAGATCAGCATCGAAATCAGCCTTGATTGGACTGATCGTGCTGCACACTGGGCATTTGAATTCATAAACTGGCATCTTGAACCTGGAATGATTGGATGCCTAATACGCCGCAAGATAAGCATTCGACGCAATGTACGTATGGCGGCAGATTGTCTGCAACCTTTACGATTTTGTGATCTGTTGATTTCTTTTCAACGCGACAATCAAGCCTGATAATTTCTAGCATAAATACTCCGATTCAAATTCTCGATGGGGTTTAAGTCTGACGGGTTAATCCAATATGAGCCGTCTCCACGCTTTCGTGATGGACGTCTAGCCATTCCAATGACGATCCATCCCACGATGTAGTAATTCGGCGAATTGCCAGTGACCAGCACTGCGATGTCATCAGCTCGATCCCGATCTCTAAGGATCAGACATCCAGCCTTCCAGGGTGTGTGCTTGACTTCGAGATTCCATCCGACGTCTGCCTGATTCTTGAATGTATTGACTGTGGGTTTCCATTCGTCAATTTGAAAGTATTTTGCGACTGCATTTTCAGCACCGATTGATTCAGCCATCCGTGCAATGTCTTGAAATAGATTCAATTTTTGCACTGAGTAATCCGTCAATCCTTCCGACCCGACTGCTCGATCGTAGGCTGCTTTTGCGCACATCATTTCCTCATCGTGATTGAGTTTGACCGGAATCATTTGCACTCCATACAAAACCAAAGCATCGTTAATCCTTGCGATCCGTCATATCGACCAAATTCAAGTGGTTTCCACATTTCGCATTTGTCACACCAATCGATTGAAATTGGCTTTGGCTCTTTGATGATTGATCCATCGATCTTGAATGTGGTTTCTTGTCCAGTATTTAGATTCGTCATTTTCATTTCACCCACGATCACACCTGTGGCTTCCACTGCATATCGGATGCTCTGACGTACCAAATCGGTGCGCATTGAATAGCCTTTGATTTCTCAGTGCAAGAATAGTTTGCCCATTCTTTGCCCGTTTTGGCAGATACGCCTTCACGCCATACACGATGCCCGTGGACGCACGTTGGTGCTTCGGCGACTAGTTCACCACCTAACTGGGTTTTGATCTCATTGATGGCAGTTGATGCGGTCGTGAAACCATCCTCGCCAAATGGACGTGACCAGGGATCATCATCGATGAAAGCCTTTGGCAGCGTTTCCACCTGTTCCATTGATTCGCGACTGGGCTTTGTTTCTGTACCTAGCACCACGCTTGCGCAGCGTCCGATTGCACTGCTGACTGTGTCCTCGACGTACCAGCGTTTCATTTGGACGTTATAGGCAGTAACCATTCCGTGTGCATAATCGATCGCGGCTGGCTTCTCATCCTCATAGTGACGATAAATGCGGCACTCGATTAGGATGTATCCCTTTTCAGGACTCCAATCGATGATCGATGTTTCGATGCGATTGGTTGGGTATGTTGCGTGTAGGCGAATGACTTTCTGATTGACCGTTTCGTATCCGTCTAGGAATGACATTATTTCATCCCCTTACGTCCAGCGATCTTGCCTCGGATAAATCCTTCGCTGCGACCTGATTTGAACCCGTAGGTATAACCAGCCATAAAACCGACTAGGACGCCAAATAGCAACCACATCGCTGTTTCGTTGAATGTGTACATTTTCTTACTCCCGACGGGAGATTTGTCTGAGTCTCCCTACGCATAAGGTGACGCATAGGGCTGACATTTGCAAGGATTCCGCGTGAGATTCGGCGTGTCTAACCCTTCGGATGATCTTTTAGATGCTCGATCAGCAGGGTACGGATTTCCCGTACATCGCCACGGATGCCATCCGCAAATCCATTGCTGACGGGTCGGGAATTCTTTTCAGCCTTAGCCGCGAATAGTGCAGCGATGGCAGAAATGGTGGCAGCGGCGATCAGTCCGATCGCTGTGATTGCTTCGGTCATTTGGCATTGACGCCAAAATCAGAATCTTTGGGATTTAGGTATCGCAAAATGACCGGTACGACGGCTGATGCGCCACCCATCAAAATTGCCTTTGGCTCGGTAACTCCAGCCATAAATAATGCTAATCCAGCGGCTATGAATGAACGCAACCAAGATGCGCCAAGTGCTTTCCATTGATTCATTTTGTTTTCTCCAGTTTCTTGATCAACGCGGCGGCTTTCGCTGGCGTCAAAGCAATTTCAAAGTGCATTTCATCCTTGCGATTTCTGTAATCGCCACCCCAAATTAAACCGTATTTTTTAGCCAGCGCACGGATCATCGGTACTTTTTCATTTGGGAATGTTCCTACCTTGCCCAATGGATGCTCAGTCGCGTTTAGATCGATGGCTGTACCACTGGAATGATTGCTCAGACTTGTTGTCGATCCACGCACATCGCGGTAGGCATAACCCCAATCATCCAATGTTCCTTCATCGATCGGCTCAATCAATTTGTGGAATTCAGCTGCGAAACCGACCAGCAATGGCGCAACCGCTTTGGCACACGCCAATTTCAGTTTTGTTCCTGGCACTGTAAATGATTCGATGCCGATTTCTGCTCGATTCTTTGATGCAGTCCAGCCATTAGCCGATTTTATCATCCGAGTAATAGTGCTGCTTCATCGGCTGTGATACCTAAACGTTCAAGCACTGCTGATTTTGCCAATTCTTTGGCTGAATCTAGTTGCGCTTTCCAGGCATCATAAGCGGCAAATCCATCATCAAATTGCTTTTTGGTGATTGGTTTTGCTTCAATAAATTTGATCGTATCAAAGTCATCACCTTGAATTGCCCATCCACCTGTTGGGATAAGCATTGTTAAAACGTCTGCGCCTGTAACCATTTTATGCACCTATTTCCATCAAAGTGATTGAACCTTTTTTATCAGTTAAATTTATTCTAATTTGTGCGCCAGTTATGATTCTACCTTGCACCATATAAGTCGTGCTGGATGTAGTTGCAGGGCTATCCATAACCATAAAAGTTTGTTTATGAATGATGCCCATTGCACTGGCACTCGCACCTTCTATTAATTGACCACAGGCGGCGATTTCAGTTGCCCCACGATTTAATCTTATATCGCCTTCGACATAAGTTCCTGATGCAGTTTTAAGTAAATAAATCGGAAAGTCTGCTAACACTAGAATCTTACTTGTTGCCGATGTAGGTGTGATAGACGCCGTAACCGTTGAATCCGTATATGTGCCGCTGGTGAGTGTGGTGGCGGTTGTCGAACTAGCATTTACTACCTGCAAAACTTTTCCGCCACCTGCTGCCGCTGCCCATTTCATCCCCGTTGCTGCTGCACTGTCTGCTGTTAAGACGTGTCCATTTGTGCCGACGGCTAATCGTGAAACCGTGTTATCCGCCGTTGCGGCAATTAGATCGCCTTTAGCATCGACAATGGATGTTGCTATTGCGCCATTTGCAAGATCATAAGCAGATTTAACGCTGTTTGGTGTCGCGGCAGTAGTCGTCGATGTTGATGATGTTGAATCAGTAAGTTGAACCGCACCTGATTGAGTTGTCGATGATGCCTGGATTCCGACGGTGATTGCCCCTGATGTGCCGCCGCCTGTCAGTGGCGATGTGGCTGTAATGCCAGTGATGTCACCTTGATCATTTGCAATCCAGGTGAAATCCATATCGGCATTTGTAGCCTTTGCAAGAATTTGTCCGGTCGTGCCGCCAAGTAAATCAGCCATCGATGTTGCTACGGCTTGTCCAAAGACTTCAAAATCAGCAGGTAAATCCGTAACCAAATCTGTGTTGGTCGGCATTTGCCAGTTGAATGGGGTGGTCGGGTTGCTCATATTTTCTCCTTATGCTACGACTAGCGCATTTTCCCACGTGAGTGTGTTTGTGATGGTGTTCCAGGCTTCCGACACGCTGACTTCTTGCCACTTCAAAGCCTGGATTGAATAAGCCAATGGCGACAATAAAGCCGTCACTGAAAGTGTGTTGTACCCTGCTGAAAATTGCCAGCCTTCAACGAATCCAAGATATTGACCAGCAGTCATATTGTCAGGCAAATCGGAAATGCGCAGTGGTAAGCCCATAAATATGTTAATCAAAGAATCTCGATCTGCATCGTCTAATTCAGGGTTGGTCAATTCGTAGGTAATTGACTGCATCATCGGCTGTGGAAATGCTCGCAGTGTTAAGTAAAATGCAGCCTGGGCAGTTGCATCGGCGCTGTCGTGCAGCGTGGTCGTGATGATTTGAGCCAGGCGACCGAATACCTGAATTGATGCAATATCCTCATCAGATACTTCATTGTTTGAATTTGCGCCATATTTGATGGTGACGTCATTGCGTACATCGCCTGATCGAGTTTGTATCTTGATGCCTTGTGCAAGTGCCTCAGCAGCTGAAACGTCTACATATCCATTTGCGGCAAGATATTGCGTTCGATGAGTTGAATCCGCATATGAGATTTGCCCCTGAGCATTTTCGTAAATGTATCCAAGTCCTGATGTGGCAATCGCCGAAACCAATGAATAGACATCGATTGGATCGGCTGATCGAGCCGCAATATCGTAATTGCCAGGTGTGTCAATCTGACCAAGTCCGACATTCTGAGCATCTGCCCACGTTTCCGTCGCTGGTGTGTAGGTAGCCCACGTCAAAGCCGCTGGCACTTCTGACCAGTTATTGATCAGCAAATCGGTCAATACTTCAAGAATCTGATTTCCATCAAAATCACGATTGAGATTCGTTAGCCAGTTTGCCTTTGGTAGCCTTGAAAGCGCACCCAAAGCCACGATCGATATGACCTGGTTGATTGCTATTGATCCACCTGATGTCACCTCGACGGATAAATCAGTGACCGATCCACCCCAAATCGGCACGAAAGTATCTGATGAATCTTTGATGGCAATTCCGACGGCATCATTGATATTGATATTCACCTGAGATTGCGTCACATTGTAAAGTTGCAGATTCAAATAACCTGCCTGGGGTTGTTCATAAATGTTGGATCGACCACTGGTCGCTGTTAAATTGGCAAGTACGTAATTCTCATAATTGATGCCATTTATAGTGACACGCCAAATCGGATTCCAAAGCGTCATCAGGATACCAATGCGGCTGCGCCGTTTGTGCCTCGATAAAATGAATTATTCAAAACGTTGATGATGCTTCGGGCTGTACCTTCGGGATCGATTGCGCCAGTCACATTGAGATTGATTGTGGTATTGCCACCACCCAATTTATTGTTTGGAGTAATTACCCCATTGCTTGTCGGCGTAAATAGTTCAGCACCGCGTTCACCTACCAGGTACGACGTGCCACCCATTACCGGACCGCCAAGCGCCTTGCCGCCGCCAAATGCGAAATCGATTGCACCGCCAATGGCTTGCGTCACTGGATTGTTTTTGATGAAATTGACGACGGCTTTGATCGCGTTAAATGCGCTATTGACCACACTTACCAGGTTGGCAAATAGACCAATAACCACACTGATGGCTGATCCGAGTACATTGAACGCTGCGCCCAATACTTTGCCAATTATGGGTGCATAAGTATCACGGACAAATGCGGCAATGACTTTGAATAAAGAAAATAACGGTTTTAATTTTTCCTCATTCTCAGCAATTTTTGCTGTTACTGCTTCAAATGCTGATCGCAATCCATTAATTACTGGCGTTAAAAATGTGCCAAGTGCAGGGATCACGTATTCAGTTATGAATCCCCAAATTGCTTGAAATGTAGGAATAACGAAATCACGAATGTATACAGTCAATGCTTCAAAAACTGGAGTGAGTTTCGGACCAAGTTCCTCGGCTAACGCCTGGATCGTTGGAATTACCTTATCGACAAAATTGCTCACCAATGGAGTCAATGCGTCGAGTACAAATGATCCGACTGTTTCTTTGCCTTCATTGAACGCAACCTGGAGACGTTGCATTTTGCCCTGGAATGTATCTGCTTGCTGTGATGCCTGACCACCAAAAGTTTCAGCCAATGCAGCGGTGATTTCTGTCATTGACATTGTTTTGAGTTCGGCTGCCGATAATCCGACGCCTAATTTTGCCAGTGATGCGGCGTTGCCTTCCTGGGCTTTTGCCATTGCATTTGTGACGGCTTCCAGCGATTTTCCGCTGCCTGCTGCGACATCGATGGCAAGTGATTGCAATTTCAAAGCAGCATCAGAATCACCCGTGGCTCTGACGAATCTTTCAAAACTCGGACGCAATTCGTCATCGGTCAATCCAGTAAGCAATGATGTTTTCAGGATTTGCGATTCAACCGCGGCGATTTGTGCATTTGTAGCGCCAGTCACATTGACCAGTGTGGTCGCCAATTTAGCCTGAGCCGCTTCATCCTCGATCGCAGATTTCACGCCATCGATCAGCAGTTTGCCAGCGTAAGCGGCGGCGGCTACTCCAGCAGCGGCGAACGCTGCGCCAGCGACTTTGCCAAATTTGGTGATCTTGTCGCCAAATGTCGAAACTTCGGTCGTGCCTTGATTCAGGCTCTTTTTAAGGTTGTCGATGTCGCCTAATATTGAGAGTTTTAACGTTCTCGATCCTTGACCAGCCATCACCACTCCTTCGCAATTCTACTGAAAGCATTTTCCCATTCGTTGATGATATATCCCTGTTCGGCTCGCAGTGTTGGGTAGATAAACCATCCACGTGATCCGCGACCTTCTCGACCTGACCACACTGGGAATTGCTTGAATCTGTTTGATCCAAATTCTGATCCACCCCAAAGATCACGGGTAGTTGCACCACCCGAAAACTTCTGCGATACGAAACCGAATGAAATTTCACCGATCTTGCTGGATTTGCTGACCTTTGATCCATCGGCGATTCGACTGGCGACATTGCTTGATTGCAACGATCCAGCCGTCGATTTAATTTTGCCCTGGAGATAATCAGCCAAAGCATTTGAAACGCCTTTGGCTTCCTGGATTGCTTGATCATCCATACCTTTGAAAGCACTGACGATTTTGCGCAGATCGGCTTTGTCATAAGCGATTGCATCCTCAGCCATTTCGTTTCTCCAATATTTCCATTGCGGTCAAAATATCCTCGGCAGATACCCATTCAGACATTGGGATTTGCGTGGCAATCGCTAGTTCAATGACTAGTCGGCTGAGACTGCCTCGCTGATGGCTTTTGGGTCTTGATCTCCAAAGGTTACATCCGAAACTGTTTCAGTCCACACTTCATACGGCTTGACTGGCTTTCCAGCTGCTTCACGCTTCATTGCGTTATATGCAAGGAATAGCAAATCGCTGATGCCGATTTCATTTGCCTGTTGAATTGTTTTGCCTGTTTTGATTTCCCATTTCATCCATTCAGGTGGTGCAGCCACGTAGGTGGCTACATCACCGGACGAATATTCGATTGTGATTGCTGTTTTCATACTCCCGATCTCCCTTTGTTTATAGCGTTGGCGTTGTCACGCAGGTGAATGATAGTGACACGGTTTGTGCATCTGGCGCTGTTCCACCTGCTGATGGAAATATTGGCTGCACATCAAAATTGAATACTGATCCTGATGCAGCCGTAAAAACCACCGCCAATGGTGTATTTGGTGCGGTGTCTGCCGCTGTCCACAAAGCGTTGCAAAGTGATCCGCCTGCTGGCCAATCTGCAAGCATTTCCACGGCGAAAGTTCCCTGGGTATCGGTGGTGTAATACGCCTTACCATCGAGAGTCTGATATGTATTAATCGTTGATTCGATAGTCAAAATTGCTGAGGTGGCTTGCGCATCAAAATCATCACCATCGATGGTGAATGTGATGTCTCTGCCCGTGACGATTGTTGTTGGCATTTTTTCTCCTAGGTGTTTATTTGGGTGAAATAGGTCGACACATTTAAATCTGCGACTAGCAGATTTGATGCACCGACTGAAATAATTGACGGACGTTGAACGTCACCGACGACGTACCCTGAGGGCATAGCCCCCAAAATGCTGATGATTAGGGCTTCGAGTTGATCCAAAGCCCCTGAGTTGCTGTTATTTGCCACGGCTGCCGTGACGACGAAATTGACCTTGACCTTTGTGACCGCACCATTGATCAGTGTGCTTTCAAGCCAGGGTGAATCGGGAATGATTACGCACGCAGGTGGGATCACTGCTTCGGGTGCTACGGGATACACGGATGCAGCGACGCCAGCAAGTGCAGTCGCTAAGTCATTTCGTACATCGAGCAATGTTGTCATTGGCATATCGAATCCACATCGTAAAACGCTGAGATCAATCCGATGACACGATTCTGCAATGATCGACCCATTCGATATGGAGTCGGTGCAAAATCTACGCCTTCAATTTGTCCACCTGGCGCTGTGATGCTTTGGAAAATTTCCACTGAAACGATCAAAATTGCTTTGTTGATTGCTGGCACATTTGCATAGATTTCAGCTGCTGAGCCACCATCGAGTGTGATCGTACCCGCTGGAATTACCGGAGTTAAAATTCGATCGGGTTCATCTACTGTTGCAGTGACCTCAAATGCATTGACGGAATGATCACTGACTGTATATGGTCCATCGAGTCCGTTACCTATTCCAGCGAGTACGACCTGTTGCCCCTGGACGAAATAATTTGGACGCAACGTGTCAATGTATAAAACGTCATTGACGACGCGTGTTGAAACTACTGCGCTTTGATATTGCGTAAGCATCGGCAGGATTGTGATCTCAGCCGAATCAATAATTGAATCAAGATATTCGTCAGAAAAAAGGGAATCGGAAACGCCAAGCACCTGACGCAATTCATCTGCGGTGACAATGTTTGGCATTTCCGATCCTTTCGTCTGCTCGGCTAGTTCGGGAGTGACCTAGCCGATGATTGGTTTTGGATTAATCTAGGTAACGCACAGCGCCGTAGCCAATTTTCGTGGCTGTTGCACCGTAGCCGTACATCAGAATTCCGATTGAACCATCTGAAATGATGTTCGTGCGGAGTTCTAGGCGTGGTGATTCGTACCAGGTATAAGCATCACGGTTGATGACGTACATTGA